ACTAATAAAAGTTGCTTTAGCCATTTCATTCTCAAAATTATATTCTGACACTTCAAAATCTAATGTCTGAAAAAATCTTTTTTTGATTGTTTTAGAATCATTACCGAATTTTTGAAATCTTTTGATTCCTTTACTTAATTGTTTTGCGATTATTTTAATCTCTTCTTTCATAATTTCTAGTTTTTTATTTGTTTCTACACTACAAATATAACTATTTATATTTAATTACAAACTATTTTTTAATATTTTTTTTTGAAAAGTTATTATATAAATGCATGTTACTAGAAAAATGATAGTACCAACCTATTTTAATATTTAATTTTTTAGCTACTAATTCTTGTAATTTAGAAAAACAATATTGGTCGTTGCAAAATCCATACCATAAATCATTAGATCTCATATTAACACTCATACATAATTTGTTGTTTACAATTTGAAAATGTATAGAATTTGTACATGGAGTGTCATAATCATATTTATTTATTTCTTTACTGTCATATATACTTAAAACGGCTTGTCTAGTGTTTTTATTTTTTAACAACTTTTCTATAACTAAATTCAAAGCATTATTTCTATTCCATTGCCAACCATAATTAGACATTACCTCATTATTTTCATTCATGTGATTTTTCCATATTGGAGCATATTTTGAAATCTCCAAAGCATTAGGGTTTTCGCTTAAATACCAATCCCATTCTCTATCGGCATATTTTTTGTTCCATTTTCTAAAACTACAATTTATATCTCTATCTAATGGGTTTAATATATAAAATCCACAGTTATATAAAACTTTAGTATCTTCTAATTCTTCGCCAAAATTAACTATAAAATTATAAGTGTGTTCAAAAGCTAAATTAGCATTATTATATTTCATCTTCATTTTTTTTAAAAGTTCCATTTTCCATTTTTCCTTTTCTATGTTTTATAACATTATAAGCGCTTTCAACACAGTCTTCTAATTTATATCCACATAATTCTGATAAATTAACAAGCACTATGACACAATCACCTAACGCATCTATTATTTCATGCTTATCATCTTTCAATATAGCCTTGGCTAATTCACCTGCTTCTTCTTGAAGTTTAATATACTGAGTTTTTACATCACCATTAGAAAAAATACCTTTTTTTTCTGCCCATTTTCTAATCAATTCAAATTGTTTCATTGTTGTTTATTTTTATTAATAATCGTTTTAAAGATGCTCATCTCATAATAGATTAATTTTATTTATTCTTTAAAACCCACATAGTATTTCTTGATTGCTCAGGAAAAAAAGGAGCCATAATATTGCTTAATATATTATTATCAAAATAATCTTTTAAACTTTCAAACATTTTTATTTGCCATTCATTCATCAACGGTTTGTAATCTTTAATACTTGCGAAAGTTCCATATTTATTTATAATTTCAAAACCTGCTTCTAATATTAGAGATTCTAATTCAGCATGTGAAAACTCTTGTATATCAATACCTCTACCATCTCCAGAATCATAAGTATGATTTCCTGCTGCTCCTACTTTTTCATCAAAATTAGGTGTAGACAAATAAAATTTAGCATTTTTATTACCACATTTTTTCATGTTTAATAAAAATTTTAATCCATTTTGTTTGCCAACGTGCTCAATAACTTCAAATGAACATACTTTATCTGCATTTACATTATTAAAATCAAAATTATTTTTGGGATTTACTAAATCTTCAACATAAAAATGTGCCCAATTTATTTTTTTTAAATTATCTTTAGCAGCGTCTCTAATATCAATTCCAATATATTTAGATTGTTTAAATCTATTTCTATAAAGAACTTCTAATAAATTTCCATTTCCACAACCAAAATCACAGATTGTTTCCCCAATCTTTGCTTCTTTTAATATATGCGTCCATCTTAAATAATGAGCAAATTGGTCTCTGTGAAAAACGTGTCTTTCAAATGTTTTTTCAGGGTTTAAATCAGTTGTGTTGTAATTTTTTTTGTCTAATTTTTTCATTTTATTTATTTTTATTGTTTATATAATTATTCATACTGCCCAAATAAGCAACTGCATCTAATAAATTATCTTCTTTATGATTATATGATTGTCTGGATAATTTTAATGCTACTAAAGCTTTATACATAAATTCAGCGTTTACATCTAAATTTGTCATTCCTGATAAAATTCTAGCTGCATTCTCCATTCCTTCTTCAAATGGCCCATACATCCTTTCTTTTTCTTCAGTTCTGAGATTTACTATCTCGTTTGCTTTTTCTAAAATATTCATGATTTAATTTTTAATTGTTTTTACAAATATAACTATTTATATTTAATTAGTAATTATTTTTTAATATTTTTTTTAATAAATTATTCCTTTTGATTTTTGAATAGCATAGGCACGAAATCCATTTTCTCGTAATTCATCTATTCTTAATTTTTGTAAAGGCTTCAAAGTGTCGTTATCTTCTTTGCATTCAATCCATAGTGTTTTTCCTTGCTTCATGCAAAGTAGATCAGGATAACCATTTTGTGACAATCTAATAACAGAAACAACCGTCCATCCTTTTGATTTTAGTTTTTTAATTACTTTTTGTTGAAAACTTGAAGCCATAATCTTTTTTAAATATTGATGAAGTAAAATTCTTTTTCTTTGTTACTGCTTTATAGATTTTATGTTCTATTCCGTTATTTGCAAATATCCAGTATAAGTTATTTTCTGTACGTTCTTTTGTAGTCAAGCGATCTTTAAATTGAAAGTAAGTCGTAGCTGAAAAATCAATGTTATAAGCTACTAATACATCAGCATTTTTTAAAGTAATTCCTTCACGTCCAGAAACAAATTGAAGCGCAATATTTTTATTAGTTGTGTTAAACTCGTCCAAATCGGTTGTTAAATCTTCTCCAAATACTTGTTTTAATAATTCTAATTCAGCTATAAATTTATAATAAATAGCTATCTTTTTACCTTTAAAATAATCCTTTATAAAATTAGCTTTTGTCGTGTCTATTATTTGAGTGCTACCATCTTCAAATTTAATAGTACCACTGTATAATTGATGAAGCTTTTGCATAAGTTTAACCGCTGTATCTGCCACTATATTTTGATGCTTACCTCTAATAACTAAATCTTTTTGCAAAGTGTTACATAGATTATACGTTAAATCCCTCATAGTTACCGTTAAAACGTGTTCTTTTACGTTTGTACTAAATCCTGCATCTTTTTGAGTAAACGTTATTAAATAAGGCTCTATTATTGGTTTAATTAGATTGTAATTAGCGTTTGAATAGTCTTTAATATTTCCGTAACCAAAATTACGTTCTTTAATATTAACGTATGTTTTAGCCCATTTATAAAAATTAGTTTCTTCAAATGGTGTGAAGTCACTTATCCAAAATTGGTGATAAATTTGCGAATATGACTCTGGGTGAGGTGTCCCAGATAAAAATATCATAGGTAAATTTGAGTATCTGTTTTTAAACTCTTTCGCCCCTTTTGATGGCTTAGGAAATGAGCCAAAACGATGATGTTCATCGTGTATTACTAAGTCATAATTATCATTTAATTTGTGCATACTTTCATCATTTATAACTGTTAAATTAAAAGTATATCCAAAATTTGTATAGTCATCTTCAATGCTAGTTATAGCTTTCTTTTTTGTTAAAAATAAAACATTTTCAGCTCCGTATAATTTAGCCGTTTCTAATGCTGTTAGTGTTTTACCGCAACGAACTTCCATTGATAGGTAAACTATTTTATTTTTCTTTAGAATAGTATTTGCTTTATTACTAATATCTATTTGATAATCTCTAAGTTTATACATAATAAATCATTCTTTGATTAGGTTTATTAGGCATAAATTTAAAACCTTGTTTTTTCCAAAATTCTAAACTATTCTGTTCTGGTTCAATTTGAATATTTTTATAATTTACGCTTTTAGCAAATTTTTTAAACTCATCTATCATCTTTTTTCCTAAGTTTTGATTTCTTTTTTCTGGCACAACATATAACATTCTAATATAAAAATAATCATCTTTATAATCTACTGGGTTTACAGCAATTAAAACATCTTTTGTTGAAATTATTTGTATCGTAAAATCATCAGCAGGAAAATATAAACGGTAGTTATTTTTTAATTTTCCATTTGTTTGTAAATAATGCAAACATCTCATTTCTGTTTCTATATTAGAATTAAAATCTTCTAAACTAGTGAGGTTTAATTCTTCTAAATTATTTAATACTGTTTGTAAAATTGTAATTCTATTTTTCATAATTCTATGCATTTGGATTTTCCATTAATCTTGTTATTTCATCGTATGTCATTTCTTCATAATCATTTTCAGATAAATGTTCAACAAAAATAAATCTGTATTTATGATATTTATTTTCTGTTATTTTAACAACTTTTTTATTAATAATATAATTACCAAAAAACTCACAATACATTTCAATAGGAACTATATCACCTACTTCATATTGTAAATCTAAACTCATCGGATTTGCCTTAATATCCGTAAGGTCTATTAAAAATTGTTTCATTGTTCTATTTGTTTTAAATATTTATAAATTGTTTTCCTTGAAATTCCTAATAATTCAGCTACTTTACTACGGTTAAAATCAGGATCGTTTTGATAAATAGATTTTAATTTTTCTATTGTTGTGTCTCCTTTTTTCATAGCTGTTTTTAACTCTAAAGTTTCGGTGCTATCTAGTTTTACTTTCTTTGCATTATTTACAAAGTAATTACTTAATTGCTCAGCTTTTAAAACAGTATCTGCACTTATTATATCCTTTTCCTTCCACTCTTCAAAATAAGATTTAAACACATGAATTAATAAAGCAAATCTTGGAACGTAGCTTTTTTGCTTAGGGTACATACTTTTTAAATATTGGTTTTCTTCATCATTGTTCTGTTTATCTGTAATCTCGTTAAAAATCCTTACCCATTCAGATTTTCCCATTGCTGTAAATTTAACAGTATTGGAAATTATTTCCCCATCTGAACGTTTACACATTTTCTTTACATCATAATAAAACTTTGTAATTACTTCACTATACCATTGGATTGCTTCATAATCCATTTCTTTATCTACATAATAATCTGCTTTAGCTTCTGGATAAGCTAATAGCAACCTATCCATAAAACCGTTTTCTTTTGTTTCTTCAGTTGTTAGATTGTTAAATATAGTTGGTTGAATACCTCCAAGTACAGGAATAAATGGTTTATCTACAAATGAACCTGCTCTACTCATACGGTTAACATTTACACTTTTACCGCTCCATGTAGATAGCCAAAATTCCAAATCTGAACCAGCTCGATACTTATTCATATCTTTTAACCACCCTGCAAGCTCGTCTTTAAAAACACCAAGCGAATTATCATTTTCTTGATGCAAATCAACTAAGGCTTCAAGCGTAATATCATTAACAATAAATTGAGTTTTTACTGGCTTATCTACTTCATAGCTTTCTCCATAAATTTCTTTTCTTTCCTTTTTACTTAATGCTTGAAATTCATCATATTTTTTGCGCTCTTCTAGATACTTTTTTATTTCCTTATTATTTATTTTTTGTAATGGAAATATAATTCTATCAATAGAAGGTGTTTTACCTACTCCAGCTTGACCTACTAAACTAAGCCAAATAACCGCTTTTTCCCTCCATCCTGCTTTTACCTCTATATCAAAAGAGTTCCCACAAATAACACTAATTAACCACAATAGAGAACAACCCATGTAGTCAACGTTCATTTGTAATTTCACTGCGCATTCTTTAATATAAAACTGTATTGGTTCTGGAAATATATCAATAGGGAATTCTGTATTTTGTATTTGTGGCTTTTCAATTATTATAGGCTCTTTTTCTTTTACTTTTACCCTATCGCCAAAACCTTGAGAATATAAGTCTTTTGCACTTGCAGAAAAATCTCCATTATGATGTTTTATTGTATAAGCATAGAAAGGACTAATTAATGTTTCTGCAGGGTAATTAGTACCCGTAGAAAATAAATATAAACAACCGCTATCTTTGAATACATATCCACTATGTGCAGAAGTTGCTCCATGTCTTTTAATTATAGTGTATTTATTTTTATAACCTCCATTTGGTATAAAGAAATCGTCTGGACATATTATATCTAAAATATCTACCTGCTCATTAAAACTTTCCCATGGTGTTATACCTTCAGAATATTCCTTTTTTGTATTAGCCTTAATAGGCTCTTGTTTCGGTTCTTCATAGTTGTATGCTTTAGATATATTCCAAAGTATTTCCCTATCTTCATCTGTTATGTATTCAACCTCAAAGTAACTCTTATTACTTTGCTTATTCTTTTCGTATATGAAAATATAACCTCCAATCCCTCTAGTTTCAATTATGGCTTCTTTATGACCTTTTAACTTAGCTATCTTAGTATTTCCAATTACTCTTTTTGATTTATAAAGAATATGAAATCCCCCGCTTTTTGTTTTATAAATTACAAACTTATTATCAAAATCATAAATATTTTCTCTTAAAGTTTCTAAGTACTCTCTCCAAAAATCTTCTTTTTCTGAGGTTGTACTAAATACTTTTAAATCAATATCTAATACTTCTAAATCTTCAAAACCTGTAACTATTCCCCATCCTTTGACCTGAGGCAGTTTAGAATTATAAATACAATTATCTAAACTAATTTTTTCAGATTGGTACTCTTTCCATTTCCCAAAAGGCACTTTATTTTCGCCTATTGGAACTATTGAGAAATTATCTCTAAACCTTAATAATACTGTTTCTTGCATAAATTTATGTATAAAAAAATAACCCCTATTCTCATAGAGGGTTCGCCAATCTCTAATCAAATAAGGGTTAAAATAATGTCTTAATGATTTGGCGAACCATTGAGTGCAAATATACAAATAAATCTAATATAAATATACTTTTTTATAATAAAAATGTTTATTGTCACATTTATTACAAAGTGTTACCCTACTGTC